GTGCATCCACCACCACCTCGGCCGTGCCCTTGAAGGGGTTGGCCTTGCCATCATCCAGGCGGTCGTTGTTCACCAATGCCAGGGCGATGTGTTCCAGCGCGGGCGGCACCAGCAGCACGTTCGGCGTGATGTTCAGCGGGCGGCCTTCGTCGTCCTTGAACTTGCGCATCGCGGTGCGGGCTGCGCCGTAGCTGGCGATCGCAGCGGCTTGCGTTGCCACAGAGAGCGCTACCGTGCCCTTGTTGGATACGGACGCCTTGGCCACGACGTGGTCGGTATCGCAGAAGAACTGGCCGTCGAAGCATTCGGCGGTGAACGCACTGTTGGCCAGCGCCATCACGATCTCGTCCGGCAGCTGGGCGGCAGACTCACCGGCCATCTGTGCCTGCGGGCCGTAGATGCCCAGGTTGTCATCATCGACATCGTTGCGGTCCACCTCAACGGTGGCCTCGAAGTCGTCGTTCTTGATGGTGTACTTGGAAGCTTCCAGCGCTTTCACGTTCTTGTCGCCGATCCACTTCTGCATCATCGGGAACTTGCTCAACCAGGCGTAATCGTTCTGGCCGGTGGTGCTGGACACCTTCATGGCGATCTTCTGCCAGACCGACGGCGCAGCACCGAATGCATTGTTGAACGTGGTCTTCAAGCTGATGAAGAGGTTGGCGAGGTTCTCGCGGTTGATGATCACTGGATTCTCCTTTTAATTAACGAGTGGTTGGATCAGGGCTTACTGCACCCAGACGCCGCCGGCTTCCACGCCAATGACGATACCGGCCGCAGAACGGGCACCGGTGGCGCTGGTGGCAGACACGGTCTGGTCGTCCTCGATGTAGCAGACCTTGCCCATGCTGGCCTGCGTCACCGCGTCGGCGGCGCTGTTGGCGAACTTGAACGCCTTGCCGCGACGCACCAGCACGCTCAGCGCACCATCTGCGCCCGTGTTGTCCACCGTCTCTTCCGCGCGACCCAGATAGGTCAGCGTGGCAGCGACAGCGCCGGGTGTGGCATAGCCGGTGGCGTTTGCGGCCACCAAACTGCCGGCGAAAATCTTCTTGGCGGTGGCGATGGGCACGGCGATCAGTTCGCCGTCTTTCATTTGGGTATTGCGATCAGCAGTCAAAGGCATGTCGTTCTCCTGTTAGGTTGTTGGTTAGGACGCAGACTGGGCAGCCAGCGTCTTCTTGAAGGCTTCCGGCGAGACGCCAGTGGCCGCGCACATCGCCAGCTGCGCTTCGCTCAGCTCGCCCTCGGCTTGGCCTTCCGGCTTCTTGCCGCCGGTCTGCGTAGCAGTCAGCGCGTCGATCGGCTGCGCCGTCTCCAGGTACTGGGTCAGCGCCGCGAGGTTGGCTTTGCCCAGATCGCGCGCCCACTTCTCCTGGGGCGGCAGCAACTTGCCTGCAGACAGCGCGGCAGTGACCACGCCCTCCACTTCGCGCGCGTTGTTGGCAGCGGTCAGCGCAGCCAATTCGGCTTGCAGCGCCTGCATGGTTTCGACTGGGGCGTACTTGGACAGATCGGGTGTGGCGGACTTGAGCGCGGCAATGTCGGCACTGAGAGATGTGACCAGCCCAGCAACATCAAAGCTGGCCGCAGCCATCACTTCCGGCTGGGCAGCCTTGATCTTGTCGGCGGCTTTCTTCACCTCGGCCAGAATCTCATCCGCCGTAGCCATTGTGGGCAGGTTAAAGAACCAGCGCAGTTGTTCGAGCAACTCTTCCATGTTTGTCTCCTGTGTGAGTGAAGCGGAAAGGCGCGCGCTGACCTCTTCCATGCCGTCGATGGCGGCGTTGTTGGTCAGTGCGGCGTTGATGATCTTTTTGATTGCGCCGGTCTTCTTGTCGAACAAGATCACCGGCGAGATGAAGCGATATTCCTTGGCATCGATGTGCAGCTTGGCGGTCTCAGTCCATTCGACCTTGGCGAACAGCCCTTCGCCTTCGCGCCATTCCATCCCTTCGGCAGTGAACCAACCGGCCGCAGGCGCTTTCTGGCCGTTCTCGGATGACAAGATGGTCTGGTGTTCGTAGTCGATCACCACCGGGTTAGCCAGGGCAGCAATGTCGGCGATCAGCTTGGCTGCGATCTCGGCATTGGTCAGCCAGGCGGCGCACTCGGTCGGGCGGCCATCACGCGCACGAAACTCGCCGGCGGGCAGCAGCTGCACATAACCGTTGGCATCAAGCGCGAACGAACAGGCCGCGAAGGCGACCTGCTGCGAACGTGGGTGTTTGGTGGTTTTGGATTTCATGTCGCCATTCTGGGGATGACGACATGTGCGGGCGATACCGAAGGGCTTCGGTGCGGGAAAGAGAGTGGGCGGGCGAACCGTTTTTTCACGGTAGCACACCTCCGTGAAATTGCAAAACAGAAGCGGGGAGCGCAAAGCGCATCTCGCGTGCGCGCAAATCATCCGCACAGAGGCCGTTAGACCCCCGTTAAAATCGCCGCGCAGTCTTTCCTGCTACATCGGGTCGCGTTTGCGGCACTCAAACCGCCACAGGGCCGTTTTTTGGGGTTTGTGTTTTTGGGCTGTTTTAACTACCCGTCGCCGTCGCGCCGAAATGCCCGATCAGCAGCCGGGTGACGGCATCAACGGCTTGGGGCTGCAGGTTGCCCGCGCCGGTGATGGGAAGTGATGGCCGCGCCGCAATGACTTTGTTCGGGATCATGCTGCGCGGGCTGGTCTTGCCGCCAAGATTCTGCATTGCCGCGTATTTTTTATTGCTGCCGATCCATGCGCTCACCGCGTCGGAGCCGGGCGTGTACGAGGCGGCAAGCTGGCCGCTTTCCTGCATGATCATGCCCGGCCACGATCCGCGCTTAGTGCGCATCGCAACAGTGGATGGTTGCAACGGCTGCCATTTTGGCCTGCCTTCGGCTGCGAGGTTGGCCTCGGTTTGACTGAGCAGCTCGGTGCGGATCGCACGCATCACCGGCGACATATCTTGCCCGGCGTGTTCCAGCCGGGCAAGAAAACCCATCACCGCACGGTCGTCGATCTTGATTTCAAACATGATGCCTCCTATAATCCCCGCCAGCAAGGTCGGCTGTCCGCCGATGGGTAATGGCTAAACTGCACCGCAGCGAATTATGCTGGTTCGAGTCCCGCCGCCGGCCTTCACTCCATTTTCACGAAACGCTTCACGTCTTTCAATCTCCCCGTGCCGTCATTCGTTGATGCCAACCTGTAGGCGTTCACGATTGCGTCGAGCTTGCCGTGTGGTTTGACGTTGTCCGCCGCGTCCACCGGGATATAGATCAACCCGCCGCTTCCATCGCTGGCCGTGTACACCAGATTCTGATGCAGCTTGTCCCAGTACACGGCATCCGGGTTGGCGACGACCTGCGGCAGCGATTGGTATTCCTCCAGTGTGAGCGTGATGCCCTGATGTTTTGAGTTGTCCGCGTGTATCAGTCGTTTCTCCGGCAGCACCAGCACGCGCGCCGCATCTGCCCCGCCATTGTTGGCCCTGGCAAAATCCGCGATATCTTCGGACACAAATCCGACCACCTGTATATCGTGCCCAGGCGCGCGCCTGGCCAGCGCATTATTCACCCAGTTCACAAACACCTGGTGGCGCAGCTCAGAGTTGTTGATCGCCTGCACCGCCTGCACGCGAATATCACGCTCCTTTACCGCGCTGATCTTGCGCATCACCTCGATATCGTTACCGAATACAGCTTCGCCGGGGTTATAGCTCCAGCCCGCATCCGGCGCAAATAGTTTGTCCTGCCCATTCACCTTGATGCGCAGCGCCTTGACCTGCACCGTGCTGCCGTCCTTCATGGGGATATCGTGATCGATCAGCTGCCCCTCGGACGATTGCACCGTAATGTCTTCGCGCTCGACCGCAGCGGCGCTGAGCGGGCTGACGCGGCAGCGGCAGTTGAATCCGTTGGGCGGGTAGTGGCTAGACCAAAGCGCATCATCGTAGCGGAACACACGGCCATTCATGGCGCGGTGCGTCGGGCGGGTGCGGCCATCCAGCACCGCGACATAGCGCCAGTACGGGTGGCTGTCCGCGCTTTCCATCATCGAGCGGTAGCGCCCGGCCATGTAGGCGGTTTGCAGATTGGTCTGGTAGATCGTGCGCAGGCGGCGCGGGCTACCCAGCTGCGCGGTGCTGACCTCACCGGTAGTGGTGTTGGTATACTCGGTTTTACCCCACCAGCCCTTGGCCTGAAGGATGGGCGTTAAATTTTTCTTAAAGTCGTGGAAGGTGGTGCCGTTGTTTAACGCATCGTCGAGCGCACCGCGAATATCGTCCAGGATATCGCTGTTGAGCACCTTGGCCACGGTGAAAGCTTTGGCATGTGCTTCCTGCCACAGATCTTTCCAGCTCCAGGTGATCTCGAAGCCTTTCGACTGAAAATACTCGATGGCCTTTTCGGGCGGAAGGCCGAAGACGGCGGAGAGATCAACCTTGTCCATTTACACTCAACCGCCCCCACACCTCGGCCACGAACATGGCGCGCGCCAGCGTCTCTTCGAGCTGAAGCGTGTCCATCGTGGGGAAGGTCGCGGCCAGCTTGTCGAATACCTCGGCATAGTCGGCGGATGCAGCGATCATCTCCAGCACCGGCTTGAGCGCGGCCACCGCCTGACCTTGCAGCAGATCCGGCGCGATCGCCTCGATCGTGGCATCGAGCGCGGTCTGATCGGGGAATGGATCGCCTGCGCTGTTGTTCGCGCTAAGCGCAGCGGCCTTGAGCGCGCCTTGTTTTGTGCCCTGCTTAGGCACGCCCAGCACCTCATCGCCTTCTTCCGCCATTGGGATGCCCGCGCGCTCGTGTGCCCACTCCGCTTTAATTTTCATGCCGATGCCGACCAGCTTCGGCAGCGCATCGGCCAGCACACCGAGGTCTTCGCTATCGTCGAACATGAACTTGAAGCGCGGCAAGCGGCGGCGGTCATCCACGCCGCCCTTGTTCAGCGCCAGCAACGGATACACCAGGTCGCGCGTGAGCGTGCCGCCCAGCTGGATCGCGTCCGACACCATCAAGTCGTGGCGCACCTCGTTGTGGACGTTGCCCAGGGCGTTGGTGCTGCTCTTGCCGTCGGCCTGGCTGGTGAGCGTGCCGCCGAGGATGGCCTTGCTCTGGCTCTTCTCGACCCAGTCGATCATCGCCATGAACGGATCGGACGCGCCTTTGGCGGCTTCCTGAAACTCGATGGCCATGCCTTCCGGGATGATCCCGGCGGCATCGTGGCCGATAGACATCACCGCGCGCAGCAGCGTGGCCTTCTCGTCGTCGCTTGCGCCGGACTGGTAAGTGCCCAAGCGCAGCGGCAGGCCGTAGATCTCCAGGAACTCGGCCAGATCGCCGACCGAGTAGTTCTTGAA